GGGCACACCACATGCAAACCACCTCCCTTTATCGCGCTGTCAAGACACGGATGTCTTGGGTTGCTGCCTTTTCCACCACAGATTAGGCAGCTGTTGCGCCAGAGGTGAGCAACGGATTGTTCGCCTCGGCACGGTGCCGGTTTCGATCCCTAGATCTAGCCGGCGTTTGGGCCCTTTCAAGCCACGCGGCAAATGTAACACCACTGCATGTCGCGAGGCACCGGCAACTTTGTAGGATTAATGCCATGAGCCGAGTAGCTTTAAGCTGTGTTGAGAGAGCGCAAAAGGAAGTACTGACGCTCGAATTAGCCCTGTACCACGCCGCACGGGACTATCCCGGCGGTGCCGCAGCAATCGCCGCCACCACCGGTCGAAACGCAACCACGCTGCAGCACAAGTTGTCTCCTACCCATCCCTCACACACCGTCAACATTCAGGAGTTCGGCGAGATCCTTGAACTGACCAAGGACCGTCGCATTCTCGATGCTGTGCATGGTCTTGTCGGTGACACGATCTGGCAGGAGCTGGCAGAGGCGTATACCAACGACATGCCTGAAACCCTAACCACGGGGATCGCGCAGTTCTTTCGGCAGGTTGCGGATTTGTCCGAGACCTGGGCCAAGCACATTGGCGATGGCAAGGTCGATGACAGCGAGTTGGCCGAGATACGGCAGTTGGTATTTCGCGGCATTCAGGGATTGTTGGGCATGTACAACCGCGCCCGCTACGTCAACCAGACGACTCGCGGGGTGGAACGTGGCTGATATCGCTGATTTTGCAAATGACCTGGTGCAGGAACGGATCGATCAAGCCGTGGCTGCACGCTTGGCGCTGATGTCCAGTACGGCCCAGCACTCGTTGATGTTCTGTGATGAGTGCGACGAGCCTATTCCTGAGGCGCGCCGCTTGGCACAACCCGGTTGTACGCTCTGCATAGGGTGTAAAACCGCTGATGATCTGAGGGCGCCCCGTTATGCTCGATGACGTTCTCAATCAGTTCGCGGACTACGGTCTCGAACCCGCTCAGCCCCTCGTATTCGGAAAGCTCACCCGCTGCAAAACAACCCAGGATAAGGGCAAGGAAAAGAACGGGTGGTACGTCATCCACGAACACCGCACCGAAAAGAACGAGACGCTGATCTTCGGCAGTTTTGGTGACTGGCGCTCCGGCGATACCCAGAAGATCAAGGTCAAGGCCGGTCGTATAAGCCCAGAAGAGCGCGACGTCATACGCGCGCGCCAGGAGGATGCCAAGCGCAAGGCCGCCGAGATCGCGGCCAACGCGTCGCGTCGAGCGGCCAACCGTGCTGCCGGACTGTTCAAGCGCATGCCGGAAAAGGGCAAGAGCGCCTACCTGGATCGAAAGCAGATCGTCGGCTTCAAGGTGCGCTATGCGCCACGTACCGGCGCTTTTTTGGTACCCATGTGCAACGTGCGCGACCAGATCGTTGGCCTGCAGGTGATCTTCCCCGCGAAGCAAGAGGACACCGGGCGTGACAAAGCCTACTGGCCCTACGGTATGTCGAAGGAAGGTGCATTCCACCTGATCGGCCCACACCCTGAACCCGGCGAGCCGGTGTTGGTGTGTGAGGGCTACGCCACGGGTGCAAGCCTGCACATGGCGACGTCACTGACAGTCGCCATCGCCTTCGACGCAGGTAACTTGCTGCCGGTCTCCAAGGCCATGCGCGAGCGTTTCCCCGGCTGCCCGCTGATCATCTGTCGCGATGATGACTGGAAGACCAAACGCTCCAACGGCGATCCCTGGAATCCAGGCGAAGAGAAGGCCAACAACGCCGCGCTGGTTGTCGGCGGCCAGGTGGTTGCCCCGGTGTTCTCCGGCGAGCGCGAGATCAAGTGGACCGACTTCAACGACCTGCACGTCGCCGAAGGTTTGGAGGCCGTCCGCCGCCAGGTGCTGGCGGTGGTCAAGCCTCCTGCAGCTGGGGGCTGGAAGGACCAACTCGCCCGCACCGAGAACGGCTCCCTGATCGCGCACATGCAAAACGTCGAGCTGATCCTGGGCAATGACGAGCGTTGGGCCGGGGTCATCGGCTACAGCGTGTTCAGCTCCAAGATCGTCAAACTACGGTCTGCGCCCTTCGGTGGCGGTGCCGGCGATTGGGCGGACATTGACGACATGCGGGTGATGAAGTGGCTCGCGCAGCAGTACAACCTGCGTGTGAAGGCGTCCCATGTGATCGAGGCGGTTAGTGTGGTTGCACATGATCATGCCTTCCACCCGGTCCGCGAGTACCTGGAGAAGCTGGAGTGGGACCGCGTACCTCGCATCGATACCTGGCTCACTGATGTGCTGGGCGTCCAGGCCAGCGAGTACTCGGCCAAGGTCGGTAAGCGCTGGCTGATCTCTGCGGTCGCACGGGTAATGCGCCCAGGCTGCAAGGCTGACTCGGTGATGATCCTCGAAGGCGGGCAGGGTGCTGGTAAGTCCACGGCAATGGGCGTTCTCGGTGGCGAGTGGTTTATGGATACTCCTTTTGCTCTCGGCGACAAGGACAGCTTCCAGGCGATTCGCGGCAAGTGGATTGTCGAGCTGGGCGAGCTGGACAGCTTCAACAAGGCCGAAAGCACCAAGGCCAAGCAGTTTTTCTCCGCGTCCACCGACACCTACCGCGAGAGCTACGGCCGCAGAACAAATGACGTGCCACGCCAGTGTGTTTTCGTGGGGACCACCAACCAAGAGGAATACCTCAAGGATGCCACGGGCAATCGCCGCTACTGGCCGGTGTTCTGCAACAAGGTCGACCTGGAACAATTGCGCGAGATCCGCGACCAGCTATGGGCCGAGGCGCTGTTTTGCTTCGAGGCCGGCGATATCTGGTGGGTGAACAAGGACGAATCCAAGATGTTCGCCGAGGCTCAAGACGAGCGCTTTGTGGTGGATGAATGGGAAGGGCCAATCCTGGCCTGGATGGAAGAGTCGCAGATCGGGGAAACCGCCACCGGCAACGAGATCCTGACCCAGGCGCTGAAACTCGACTTCGGCCATTGGGGCAAGCCCGAGCAGATGCGGGTCGGGGCGATCATGCACCGGCTGGGCTGGCGCAAGCGGCGCATGCCGGCATTGCCTAAGAGTGGGGTGCGGCCCTGGGCCTATGTAAAGCCTGCGGGTTGGGGGCGTGCGTCTGCGTTGCAGCAGTCGGTGATCGAGGAGTCTTGCTTCGATGATTAAGCGAATCGACGAGATGCTCAAACTATGGGCGCAGGATCTTCATTCACCTGTGCCAGACGGTGCTGGCGGGCCGAGTGGCGGCAACATGATCGCCATGCTGATGGAGTGCAAAGGTGAGTTGATACGCGGCACGCGGGGTAGTCGGGTGCTGCTGGATGAATCGGCGGATATCGAGCTGATCGTCAACAAGCACTTGGCGCCCGAGCTGGCCCTAGTGGTGATGGAACACTACTGCAACCACGAGAGCTTCCTCTCACAGAAAATGCTTCATTGCGGTTGCAGTGCGCCGACCTATTACCGTCGGCTACACGATGCCCATGTATCCATCGCCGGCATGCTGATGGGGAAGGCTGCATGATTCTCGGCGTCACTCCGCATACCTCTGTCCTACTGTCCCGCCTTGTCCGGCTGCCATTTTGCGCAGTTGGACAGGCGCAGGCCGCGCCGTTGTTGGCCTGTCCTACCGTCCAACCTTCACCCGCCCCGCGCACACATGAGCATAGCGGGCACGTAGTCGCGCCCATGGCGCGCACGCGTGCTTTTAACTTTCTCTCTATACACAAGAGAAAAGTAAAAAAGGTAGGACAGTAGGGCAGAGCCCCGTATTTAGGCGCCTGTAGCTGTCCTACTTCGATCCAGAATAGTGGGACAGGCAAGACAGGGCACCAGAAGCGATAGCCGATTGAATGCATTGTCCCTCCGTTGCACCTGCGTCATACCTGTATGGCACCCGTATTGCTCCATGGCATTAAAACCTGCTTGCTGCCATGATAATCCACCTGTAAAAAGTACCCATCTTCGATAGGTGCGACCGCAAGCAGCGGGACTCACCACCACACTGAACCCGGCCATTGCGCCGGGTTTTTGCGTTTATGGGGTAGGGCGATGACGAACGAGCAGCAAGCGCTTATTGAGATGCCGGTCTGGATGGTGATCCTACTGTCCCTGGTTGGCGGGATTTCCGGCGAGGCATGGCGGGCCGACAAGGCGGGGGTAAGCGGCTGGTCCCTGGTTCGCCGCTTGCTACTCCGCTCCGGGGCCTGCGTGGTCTGCGGGCTTTCCACCATGATGTTGCTGCACGCCTCGGGCATGTCGGTGCTGGCGGCGGGGAGTATCGGCTGCCTCACCGCGATGGCCGGCGCCGATGTCGCCATCGGTCTGTACGAACGCTGGGCCGCCAAGCGGTTGGGTGTGTGCGATGTGCCGCCATCTGGCGGTGGTCAGGCGTGATGCGCTGGAGGCCTCGGAATACGTGGCCTGTAGCGATTCGCACCAAAATGAAGCGCCGAGAGGTCGCTGGGGACCCTGGGAGTATTCGAGGGACACGGGGCATGAAACCCGCGGCTTTTCGTTAGTGGCTGGGTTTCAAAGTTAGTTGACCTCAGTTGACTGGTTGACCAGTTGACCAGGCTTGGAATTAGGAGGGGTGTATGGCTTTTTTGACTCGCAAGGAATACGGCACGCTCAAAGGCTGGTCCAAGCAGCACATCAGCAAGCTGATACTCAATAATCGCTTGGTTTTGGATGAGGCAGGTTTGATCGATGTTGATGCTAGCGAGCAGTTCCTGGCGCTGACACGTGACCCAAGTAAAGTAGGGGTGACCGCTCGCCATAAGCAAGACAAGCAGGCAGCAACCCAAACGCCTGCGTTATCTGTACATCAGCCGGCTAGTAGCGGGCAGCCAATTATTCCCGATTACCAACGTTCCCGCGCACGTCGTGAGCATGCTCAAGCTGAGCAAATTGAAACCCAGGTCCGAAAGGAAAACGGTTCCTTAGTCGAGGCTGAAGTGGTCGATAAAGCGGCATTTGAGGCCGGGCGTATGCTGCGCGATCTTCTACTTGGCCTGCCGCCTCAAATCGCTTCGGAACTGGTTGCACTCACTGATCCTTGGGAAATCGAAAAGCACCTAACGGCGGCTATCAGAAGAACCCTTGAAGACGCTGAGCGCATGTCAATCAGCGATCTTTCCCGAGCACTAACCAGGAGCTGACCCTGATGCATTTTCCATACGCTGACGGTGCAGAGGTTTACCGCACAGCGTATTTTCGAGGCTTGCATCCTGACCCTGACCTCTGGGTCGATGAATGGGCCGATGAATACATGCGAATTCCGCGCAGTGTGGGTGCCGCTGAGCCAGGCCAATATCGAACATCCCGCACGCCCTATGCCCGTGAGCCGATGCGTTGTTTGTCCCCTGCACACCCTTGCAAGCGAGTAGTCACCATGGTGGCTTCGCAATTGATGAAAACCCAGATCGCGTTGAACTGGATCGGGGCGCTAATTCATATGTCGCCTTCGAACATTCTGACACTGCTGCCCACCCTTAAACTGGCTTCGCGGGTTTCGTCTCGGATCAGCAAAACGATAGATGCAACGCCGGTTTTGCGCGAAAGAGTGGCTGCGCCCCGATCGCGTGATGCCAAGAATACCCAGGATACAAAGGAGTTCGAAGGCGGGACGCTTTATGCGGTAACTGCTGGCTCAGCGGCCAACTTAGCTGAGTTGGCAGCACGGTTTATTTATGGTGATGAGATCGACCGCTGGGAGGTCGATGTGGGTAATGAAGGCGATCCGGTAAAATTGGCCGAGATCCGGGGCAGTACATTTGGCAGGAAGGCCAAGTTTTACTTCTCCAGTTCACCGACCCTCAAGGGCGCCTCCCGTATTGCCGACCTCTTCGCTATGAGCGATCAGCGTTACTACTACGTTCCGTGCCCGCATTGTCAGCACATGCAAGTGCTTGAGTGGGAAAACCTCAAGTACACGGAGGACTACAGCCAAATCCAATATCTGTGCAACGGGCCTGAATGCGGCGCGCTTATTGACGAACACCACAAGGGTGAAATGCTTGCTCGCGGGGAGTGGCGTTCCCATGCTGAAGGTGACGGTGAAACCGTTGGTTTTCATCTCAACGCCCTATATGCCCCATTGGGATGGACCAGTTGGTTGTCGATGGCAAAGGACTACGACGAGGCGCTGGTGAAACAGGCAAGTGGTGATCTAGAAGCGATGCAGGTCTTTTTCAACACGCGTTTAGCGAAGGTCTGGGACAGTACACAAGAACAGACCAAGGCCAGCGTGCTGCAGGCTCGGGCGTTGCAGGAAGACTACGTGCTTGGCTCTGTACCTAATGGTGCACTAATGCTGACGGCATCGGTGGATGTGCAGGCCAATCGACTCGAGTTCATGGTCATGGGCTGGGGTGTTGGGATGGAACGTTGGATCATTGATCATCAGGTGATCATGGGGAATCCATCGGACGAGCAGACCTGGTCCGCGTTGGACGAAAAGCTAAAGGCGCGATACTGGCACCCATGTGGTGTAGGTTTGACAATTTTGGCAACTGCCGTCGATACAGGTGGTCACCACACCAACGATGTTTACCAGTTCTGCCGCGTTCGCCGTTGGCGCAATGTCTTTGCCATCAAGGGTGCCAGTAAGCCAGGTAAGCCGCCGATTGCCCAGCGCCCCTCAATGGTTGACGTAACCTGGCGAGGCCAGACCGAACGCAATGGGGCCGAACTTTGGTTTGTCGGTACCGACACGGCGAAGGATTGGATTTACAACCGTTATCCATTCGAGTCCGGTCCAGGTGCTTTGCACTTTGCTAAAGATTTGCCTGACGACTTTTTCGCGCAATGCGTTGCCGAGCGCAGGATCACCCGTTATGTGAAAAACAAGCCGGTAACGGAATGGATCAAAGGTAAGTCGGAGCGTAACGAAGCCTTAGACCTGATGGTGTATTGCTTGGCGATGGCGCATTACCTCGGCCTAGACCGATACAAGGAGAGGGATTGGGATCGGGTAGCTCAGGCTCTCGCGCAGTCTGAGCTGTTCGTAGAGAAACCCTCTTCCAATATCCCGGATGAAGTTAGGGACGTTGAAGGCACAACGCCGGTTTCAACGTCACAATCTATGCAACAACCTGTCGCTCCGGCCGTCCAACCGCGCCCAGCAGCCCCCCCTCAACGCCGCAGCTCCACCAGCGGTTACCTGAAGAGACGCTGATATGTCGTTTACCCCGAAGCACCTCGAAGTCATCGAGCGCGCTATTGCACGCGGTGAAAAGACCGTGCGCTACAGCGACCGTACGGTGGAGTACCGCTCCATCGACGAACTACTCAAGGCCCGCGACGAGATCCGCACGTCGCTAACCAACGCCGCTGGGCCGCGTTCTCGCGTGATCCGGCTTACCCACGGAGGCAAGGGAATCTAATGGCCCGACATTATCCGACGCTGACCCGTAACGGATTCTTGCTGCCGTCGAACATCAAGGCCAGTTACGAAGGCGCCGGGGAGGGCCGTCGTTCGGCCAGTTGGGAAGCCACCGACAACGGTATCAACAGCATCAACACCCCGGCACTGCGCAACCTGCGTGCGCGCTCTCGGGCGGCAGTACGCAACGACCCGTATGCGTTCAACGTCATCGACAAGCGCGTCAGCAACCTGATCGGCACCGGCATCACGCCCAGGCCAACCACGGATGACGCGGCACTGCGCAAGTTGAAGCAGCAGCTGTGGGACGACTGGGTGGATGAGGCGGACGCCGATGAGTTGACCGATTTCTACGGCATGCAGGCCCTGGTGGCACGCACCGTTGAAACGGCTGGTGAGTGTTTTGTGCGGTTACGGCCGCGCGGACTAAATGAGGGTTTGGCGGTGCCGCTGCAGCTGCAAGCGCTGGCCCCTGAATTTGTTCCTCACGACAAGTTCGAGCCGGCCAAAAACGGCAATGTCATCCGTGCCGGGATCGAGTTCAGCCCTGCCGGCAAGCGAGTGGCGTATTGGATGTATTTGGCGCATCCGCGTGACTCGTCGTCTTTGAATGCGGGTTACAACCAACTGGTACGCGTTCCTGCGGCCCAGGTGCTGCATATCTTCGAACCGCTGGAGCCCGGGCAGTTGCGCGGCGTACCGCGCTTGTCGCCGGTGCTGAAGCGCCTGCGCAGCTTGGATAACTACGACGACGCGGTGCTGTTCCGGCAGGAAGTGGCGAACCTGTTCGCGGGCTTCATCAAGCGCCCGGCACCGGAGGCAACGCAGCAGCCTCGCGATCCCGTTACTGGCATGCCATTGAATGTTGACCGCGATGGCTTCACGCCTATGGTCGCCTTGGAGCCCGGCACCATGCAGGAGCTGGGTCCAGGTGAAGAGGTGGAATTCTCCAAGCCACCAGATGCCGGCAACAACTACCCGGATTTTATGCGGCAGCAGCTGATGGCTGCGGCGGCGGGGTCGGGCACGCCTTACGAGATCCTCACCGGCGACATGCGCGAGGTCAACGACCGGGCGCTGCGGGTGGTGCTCAACGAGTTCCGGCGTCGTTTGGAGCAGCTGCAATTTGGCGTGTACGTGCATCAGTTGTGTCGCCCGGTGCGGGCGGCCTGGATGGACATGGCGGTATTGTCCGGTGCCCTAGTGCTTGAGGACTACGCGCAACGCCGTCGCGAATACCTACGCACCCGTTGGGTACCGCAAGGCTGGGCCTACATCCAGCCGGTTCAGGACGTACAGGCGCGGAGCATGGAAGTGAAGGCAGGCTTTGCGTCGCGCAGCGAGATGGTGCTGCGCACGGGCTACGACGCGGAAACGGTCGACGCGGAAAACGCCGCCGATCTCGCCAGGGCGACACACCTCGGACTCAACTACACGACTCTTGAAGCCATCGAGACGATTGATGACAAGGAACACCTATGAGCAAAAAAGCGAAACCTCGCGTTTACGATAAAGCTGGTAAGCAGGTAACCGTCGCGGACAAGAGCTGGTACACGCTCCAGGCCAGCGGCGAAGCCGAGCAGCGCAACATCGAGATCTTCGTCTATGGCGAGATCGGTGCTTGGGGCGTCACCGCCAATCAGTTCGTGCAGGATCTGCGCGCCATGGATGACGGCGTGTCACCGGTGATTGTTGCGTTCAACAGCATCGGCGGTGACCTGTTTGACGGCCTGGCGATCCACAACGCGCTGTCGCGCTTGGGCGAGCGTTGCACCGGTCGTATTGATGCCCTGGCGGCCAGCGCGGCCAGCGTCGCGGTCTGTGGCGCTCACCGGGTGGTGATCGCTGCCAACGCGATGTTGATGATTCACAACCCATACACCTTCACCGGTGGCGATGCGGAAGACTTCCGCCGCGTTGCGGATGTACTGGACCAAACGCTGGAAGCGATCATCGCGGCCTACAAGGCCAAGGCGCCGGATATCGACGAGGCCGAGCTTCGGTGCATGGTTAACGCTGAAACCTGGCTCACGGCCAACGAGGCGGTGGCACTTGGCCTGGCTGATGAAGTGGGGGATGGCCTCAAGGTCAGTGCCTGCCTCGGCCAGGGCAGTGTGCTGCAGCGGTTTCAGCATGCTCCGCCGGAACTTCTCGCCCAGCTCGATGAAGAGCCAGAGGTGGAATTGCCAGAGCCAAACAATCCACCGGCGCCGGCTCCCGTGGTGGACGCGGCAAAACTGGCGCTGATGGTCACGCAAGGCTGTGCTGCGGCGGGCATCAGCAACCTGGTGGAGCCACTGCTGGCCGCCACCAAGCTCGAAAGCGAAGCAGTAATCCAGGCGGCACTGACCAATGCAAAAGCCCTGCACGGTTTGTGCGTTGCCGCACGACTGCCCGAGCTGACCGGTGAATTCATCGCGGCCGGCCTGGACGAAGCTGCAGTCAGGGCGCGACTGTTCGACAAGCTGGTGGGCAGCGGCGGCGGCTTTGAAATCAACAACAGCCTGCCGCTGGACAATGACCCCGAACCCACGGTCAAGGCCAAGCAGGTCGACACCCACGCAATCTGGAGCTCCCGTCAGGCGGCTCAGAACGGAAACTCGAAAGGAGCAAGAGCATGAAAATTGAATCAATGCACGCAGGCGAGTTCCTGCTGTCCGAGGGTGCTGGCAACATTTCCCGCGAAGCAATCAATGTCGCCGCCGGCGCCGCGCTCGAACCGGGCCAAATCCTGGGCCTGATCACCGCAACCAGCGAATTCGCGCCGTATAAGCCTACTGCAGAGGATGGCACTGAAAATGCCATCGCGATCCTCTACGGGCCATTGGGCGAATCGGATGTGGTAAGGCGGGGTCGTGCCATTGTGCGGCTCGCCGAAGTCAGCGAAGTACATTTGACCGGGCTCGATCCCGCCGCCGAGAAGGCCCTGGGCGTCAACCACATCATCGTCCGTTAAGACGAGCACCCTGTTTATCCATCCCGCCGAGTGCGGGATTTTTCGTTTCTGGAGAGTACCCCATGGCCGATATCGCCATTTTTGAAGACGATGCATTCAGCGTCTCCTCGTTGACCGCTGCAATCAATGACCAGGAATACCTGCCGGGCCGCATCAGCAGCTTGGGCCTGTTTCGCGAAGAGGGCATCAGCACGATCACCGTTCAGATCGAGAAGGACGGCGACACTCTGGCCCTGGTGCCAGCGGGTGAGCGCGGTGCCTCGGGCCTGGTGGTCGGCGCGACCAAGCGCCAACTGATCCCTTTCAATACCGTGCACCTGCCGGAACGATTCACCATCAAGGCTGATGAGATCCAGGGTATTCGCGCTTTTGGCTCGCGGACCGAGTTGCAGTCTGTGCAGGATGTGGTCAACAAGCGTCTGGCAAAGGCTCGCCGTCAACTGGATGCCACTCACGAATTCCAGCGCATGGGGGCCTTGAACGGCCAGGTGTTGGATGCTGACGGTAAGACCGTGCTGCTGGACATCTATAAAACCTTCGGCGTCCAACGCAAGAAGCTGCCGATGGGGTTAAAAGACCCCAATACCGATTTGCGCGTCCAAGCTGGCGAAGCTCTCGACATGCAAGAGGATGCATTGGGCAGCATCACCAGAAGCGGTTCCCGGGCGTTCTGTGGGAAAAACTTCTGGAACGAGTTGGTCAGTCATAACTCGGTTCAGAAAACCTACCTCAACTCGATGCAGGCTGCGGCCCTGCGTGGCGATGCCCGTGAAAGCTTCGAATTCGGGGGAATCGTCTGGGAGCGCTATCGCGGCAAGATCGCGGGTGTTTCATTCATCCACGACGACAAAGCGTTGCTTATTCCTGAAGGCGTTCCGGACCTGTATATCTCGTCCTTCGCACCGGCTGACTATATGGAAACGGTCAACACCCAAGGCATTCCGTACTACAGCAAGATCGAGCCGCTGCCCTTCAATAAGGGCGTAGCAGGTGAAGCCCAGTCCAACCCGCTGCATATGTGCACACGGCCTCTGGCGCAGATCCTGCTGGAGATGTAACCGTGGCCTTCCGCGATCTGATCGACGACATCGACGACGTGGTTTTCGAAACCCTGGGCGACTCCGCCCAGATCGAAGGCCGCGACGAGCCAGTGTTGGGCATGTTCATGGCGCCATGGAAGGCGCCGCAGTTTGGCAAGACCCAAACGGCCATCCGAGAGCCGCGCTTTGAGATCCGCGTACGTGATTCGGACGGCCTGATCAAAGGCCTGCGCGTCACCGTCGATCTGCAGGTCCTGGACGGCGGCGGGGAATATGACCTGCTGCAGCTGGAGCCTGGTGGTGACGGCCTGGTGGCCCTGATCTTGAGGAAGCGTCCATGAGTGTCGGCAGCTACGCACAGCAAAAACGCGACGGTGGGTTGATCAACATTCAGCCGTCGCTGGCAGACCTGAAGCGCTTTCAGGACTTCGGCCGGCTGGTGCCAAAGGCAGCCGCTGCTGCACAGCGGCGAGCGATCAACAAAACCCTCGGATGGCTGCGTACCCACATCGCCAGGGCAGTGGGTAAGCAAGAGCGCATCGCCATTGGCGCAGTCCGGCAACGTTTGCGGGCTTACCCCACCAGCGGCGGTGCGATGCGCGGCAAGTTGTGGTTCGGCCTCAACGCGATCAAGGCCAGCCGCATCGGTAGGGTGCGTCAGACCAGCAGGGGGGTGTCGGTAGCGGGGCGTCGGTATCAGGGTGCTTTTTACAAGCAGGTGTACGGCGGTAGCGCCGATATCTGGATCCGTACTGCGAGCAAGCACTTCAACAGCGATGATTACCCTGAGGCGACTCAGGGCCGTCGGCGCAGTGGTTTCGTTGAGGAAAACGACAACCGCTTTCCTCTGGCGAAAGCCAAGGTATCACTGGAGCAAGCCCGGCCGCACTTTGAGGCGTGGATCAAACGTGCCGATGAACAGCTGCTGGTAATCCTTGAGCAAGAGCTCAACTACGAACTGCAGAAGTATCTGAAGGGGAGCGCTAATGTCCGATGAGCCGTTCAGCCTGAGTCAGCTGTACCAGGCTATCGAGCAACACCTGACGGAGCATCTGTCGGGCATCAAGGCGGTTGTGTTTTGGCCGGATATACAGGAAAACCAAGGCATTCCACTGCCGTCTGTGTTTCTCGAAATGGCTGAGTTTGAACCGGGTATCGATATCGGTACTGGCGAATCCAGCCTGGTCTGCAAGTTTGAGGCCCGGATCATTGTTGACCCAATACTAGCCAATCACCATGAGCAAGCTGTACACCTGGTGTCGCAGTTGGCGGTGCTGCTCCGACAGCAAAGCTGGGGCCTTGACGTCAACGTCGCGCAATTTGAGCGAGCCACTCAGGATTGGACCAAGCCTGAGCTGGATGGCTATGTTGTGTGGGTAGTCGAGTGGACTCAGCAGGTCTATTTGGGGTTGGAGGTTTGGCCTTTCCCTGAAGAGAAGCCGAGCATGCTCAAACTCAACCTGGAGGCGTACCGTGCGGGTGATCAACCGGGTGGTGCGCCATGAGCTGGGCCCAGGGCGAACACGACCGCATGATCGCGGCCATGTTGATGCCGTGTGTAGTGGTCGGGGTGGATCTGATGGCCCCGGCCGTGCGGGTCAGGTCGGGTGAGTGGGTGAGCGCCTGGGTGCGCTGGCACAGCCAGTCTGCAGGGAAGGCTCGTCACTGGCGTGCACCTAGCCTGGGCGAGCAGGGGATTTTGTTCAATCCCAGCGGCCAGGCAGGAATGGGCACGTTTGTACCCGGGCTGTATGGCGGCGCCGGTGCCCCACCGGATAACCGTGATCATGTCGAGGTGTGGCGGTTCGATGATGGCGGCTCCCTGGTCTACGACTGGAAGGCCAAGAGCTACACCATCACTTTGCCCACGGGCACGGTGACCATCAAAGTAGGTGCGACCGAGGCGGTTGTTACGGATAACGCGGTGACGGTCACGACTGTCAACGTTAAGTTGATTGCAGACGTTGCCATTGAAGGTTCTTTGTCCGTTACGAAAAACGTAGCGGTTCAGGGCTCCTTGCACGCGGTGAAAGACATCACCAGTGCCGGCAAGATCCTTGACGCTGGCGGCAACAGCGCGAACCACAAACACTAGCCGTTCAATTTCACAGGCCCGCCGCTTGCGGGCTTTTTTGTGCCCGGGGGAAACCATGGCCAAGACTCCTGAAACACCCGTTGCCAGCGCTGGGTCTGGCTCAACGTTTCGCGACAAGCTTTACAACTCACGCATCCTGATTCTGCCCGACAGTGGCCGTGCTCTGGCGGTCCTCAAGCAGCGTGTGTCGGTGCCGGCAACTGACGCTGAAGCGCTGGATTACCTCAAATCCAATGAGGAATTCGAACTACTGCAGGAGTGACCTAGATGATCGGAATGGACCGCCACACCGGCCAGCCCATTTCGGGTATTGCTCATTTGCGGCAATGCATCGGGGACATTCTAAGCACCCCGCTGGGAAGCCGTCGGGAGCGGCCGGAGTATGGTAGCAAGTTGCGCCGTTACGTGGATCTGCCAGTTAACGAAGGCTGGAAGGGAGCGGTCCAGGCTGAGGCGAGCAGGGCGCTAGGCCGCTGGGAGCCTCGCCTGAAGCTGGAACGCGTACAGGCCGTCTCTGTCTTGGGAGGGCTGATCAAAATCCAAGTCACCGGTAGTTACGAGGGCGAAAACGTACTGCTAGAGGTAAGTGTATGAGTATCGTTGACCTGTCGGAATTGCCGGCGCCGGACGTGCTTGAGCCCCTGGACTTTGAAGAGGCTTATGCAGAAAGGCTCAGTGTTTTTCGGGGATTCATGGGTGACAACTGGAGTGCGCCGCTTGAGAGCGATCCAGTGGTCAAGCTGCTGGAGGTCAGTGCCTATGTGGGCATTGGTGATCGTGCCCGGGTAAATGATGCCGCTAAGGCGTTGCTGCTCGCGCATGCGATTGGTAGTGACCTCGATCAGTTGGGTGCGAACGTCAACACGCCTCGCCTGGTGATCCAGGCGGAAGACCTGCGCGCAGTGCCGCCGGTGGAGAAGATCACGGAAGGCAACGATGCCTACCGCGAGCGGATCCAGTTGGCCTATGAGGGCCTGACCACGGCGGGGCCGCGCAACAGCTACAAGCTGCATGCGCGCAATGCGTCTGCCCTGGTGGCGGATGCGTCGGCGGAAAGCCCGTCGCCGGCGTGCGTTACGGTAACGGTGCTGGGGTTGGAGGGGGATGGGGCGGTAGGCCCTGAGTTATTGGCCGTGGTAGCCCGTGCGCTCAATGACGAAAACGTTCGGCCGTTGGGCGACCGGTTGACGGTGCAAAGCGCCCAGGTGCTGCCGTATCGCATTGACGCGGTGCTGCACATGAAAGGCCCAGGCCCTGAAAGCGCTGTCGCTCTGGCCGAAGCGGAAAGGCGCCTCGCTGCGTGGATCAACCCGCGCAAACGTCTTGGCGTCGAGGTGGCGCGTTCCGCCGTAGACGCCCAACTGCACGTAC